TGACCTAGCAGACCAATAGCATTGGCCACATAAATGTCCTGATTTACTCTGGTGCCTGTCATAAAACCAGCACCCTCTGTCTGTTCGACTGACTGTAGCAAATATGACATAGAATTAAATGCAAGAGCCGTTTGCGGGCTCATTGTGCTATAGAGCTTTTTATTATTTGTTTTATTATTTAATATTGTGCTAATCAGTGTACCTAAAGACATGACAACACCAGGTAGACTGCCCATCATAGAACTACTAATCAGATTATCAAAGGCTTGAAGCCCTGTGGCTACCTGCATGACTTTTGGTAGTGGCATACCAGCCATATTATACATGGCAGCATGAGTTGGTAGACCTCGTACAAGCCCGTGATTCCAGTTTTGACCTTTTTCTCTAATTTTACGAACTCTTGCACCGCCCTCTGTCGTTTCATATGTACCAGGTGGTGGTGCAACCTGAATAGGCATGGTCAAATACATGGCAATATGTTGCAATAAGCTCATATTACCTTCAATCGTCGTATCATTATTATTGAAATCGTTTGCTAGACCTACGATCTGGCACTGGTTTGAACCTGTATCTTTCATGGCTACAACCAGTGTGCCAGGGTCTAGCCCACCTGGAAATTCTTGCTGTGCTGATCTTGTTGGGTTCATCAAGCGAGGTGAAAAGGCCAGATGCTTTACGTTGACATCTTTACCGTGAATAGATGGAAAATATACTCTGAGGTTACCTGAATAATCGGTTGGAGCATCAGCATCATGCCCACCAACCACAATACCGTAAACTAATCCAGAAGCGGCTGAATTTTTAGGTAAATATGACATTATACAATACCTCTACCAACTGTGCTTGACACGCAATCTAACGTTGTTGTGGCTAGACCACCTTCTACGATATGATGAAACATGTGTAAAATCATATATCGACCAGAACCATAATTTAATTCAAAGCCTGGTCTTGTTTCTTTATTATATAGATTGACATCAATGGTCTTACCAGCATGTAAAACTGGATTGAATGGCACTGTCATGCGTAGTGCTATCTTATCTTGTGCAAGCAGAGACATGCGAGCCTGACGAAACTGTAGAAAGTCTTTTGCATAGTCTGGGCACATATCTTGCTGCTGATAGGTGTTCTGATTAGAAATGGCCATCTTCATGACACCAGAGCCAATACCACAACCAAATAAATTAAAATCCTGATTAAATAGGCTGAATGATTTATTGATAGGGTCGAACAGAATAAGTGAATTAATATTATTACCGTTCTCGTCAATACCATTCAGAATATCGGTCAGCAAGTCAAAATCACAAGGGAATCTATAGGTCAGTATTGAGCATGGGTCACCGAATGTATTGCTGACCTCATTAAAAGCATATTTCATAACCGGTTGTTGGCGAGACAGCGATCTCAGAGAACGGAAATGATGAGTTGGTTCTGTGCTGAAACCATCACCATAGGTCATGTAGTGAATAAAAGATGGGTCTGTACCCTCTGCTACAGCATAATTGGCTTGCTGAGAAACGACCTGAAATGGGTGAATATTTTCCGCGATATAATCTCTTGGGTACATCGACATTTCAATTTGTCTGGCTGTAGAACCGACACATAGACCAAGAACATAGTCGACCACCTCAGAAGGTGTAGCACATTTCCATGAGCGGCTGACCAGTGTCTTTGGGTCATTCAACTGGCTCTGATCACAGGCTCTCAAAGTAAATCTCTCGGTATTATTATTAATTCTGTGGCGACTATCCAGACGATATACTTTCTGTAGTACGTTCATAGTCGTTGGTAAACCTAGGTTTCTCAGAGCATTAATACCTGGTTTTTCTAAGGTGATCAGAACGTCTGCATTTTTGAAATTATCGAACCATTTGACTGGCACACTATGCAAATAGCTGTCGAATGTTATTGAAGTCTGTAGTCCAGGCGTGAGTAGACTTTCACCAAGATATACCTCTTTTGGTGTCACTTCTACCAAGTCTTTCTGTGGCACACCATCAAAAGAGATGGTCATACCAACAGAGGCTAGGTCTTCTATTCCTTGTAAGGCATCGCTATAATCTGCTGTCATGATTTTTTAATTGGTCAACTTTCTGATATAATTATTGGCATTGACTATGACCTTAAATTCATTCATAATCTGTGTATAATATTCTGGCTTGATTATTTTAATTGTTCTCTTAGCCTCGTTCTGCTCAAGCTCATAGTCATATATGGTCTGATAAGTTTTATAAATTTTCTCGTTAATTGTGACACCAGAGACCGTATAGCTATTTGTATTTGCATTAGCCTGAGGTGAAAGATTTGAACTGAGGTAATAATCGTATGGTACGTCAGGTAACGTAATGGTTTCTTTGTCATAGTTTATCTGATATCGCCATTCGGTTGTCTTGCCTGTCAGCGTATCTGTGCGTTCAATGACCTTTTCATATTTGTATATATTGTTAGCGGCTGCATTTGCTCTCTGAGACCAGTTGATGACCTGTATGTCAGTCAGAGTATTACCACCAGCGGCTGTGCGATACTTATTTGCAATATAGTTATTGAAATCGGCATAGTTCAGAGGCCAGTCATATGCACCATCAATAATACCATTAGCGAGCATAATGATCCAGTGTGCTTCTGAAGTACCATAGACACGGTCAGCCAGTCTCTCTGGTGTTTCACCGTCTTGAATATCGTAGATATAATATGATGAGATATTTTCCAGCGTTTCTTTTATGATACCAATACGCATAAAGATATTCGTGGGTGTCTGATAGGTGGTATATTCACCTTTATTAATATCATAAGGTATTTTTGGAAATAAATCAAAAAATCTAGACATTTAGAATCCTTGTGCAACTCTTTCTTTATGCAGTATCTCAAGCTCACGGAAAGCTAGGCTTAGTCTGACCTGCACCGGATATCCATTTGTGAAGGTTGAGTAGATACCAGAAGGTGCATAATCGACTTCGATCTGTTCAATAGCACAGGTATTAATTCTAGGTATCTTTGTATTTTCTTGGCCCTTGTGATAAAACGTAATATCAAATTCTGCTGGTGGTATGAAGAGTGGTATGATACCGGCGCCAAAGTTTGTGCCTGGTATTGGACCATTACCACTGATTTCTGGTGCTGCATGATAGCGGAGTGTGTCGATAATATTCTTGACTGTCTCACTTTCTGTTTGATTTTTTGGTGCCATCAGGAGCTCCATACGAAACGCTCTCTGTGGTGTATGTGAGAACATGACTTCGATCTTAGGGTTAATTGGATAACCAGCAAGAGAGGCTAGCTTACGAATGCTCTCACCACCAACACCCAATATATTAGGCAAACCACCTTGTGTAGCACGGTCTAATCTTTGAGTGAGTGCGCCTGTTATAAGTTTACCTATTGCACTGACACCCAATTTGATGCCTTGAGCCCCTAGGGCTGTCATTGAGATTTCTTCATACACGTTGGTATGTGTATAGACCATAGGTACAGGCATGAAGAGTGCAATGGATTCTTTAATTCTTCTTGTGCCTCTAGGAATATTAAATGTGGCAAAATTGGTAATACCTTGCAGTGCTTGATATCCGCTAGGCACACCATTAGGAAATTTAAGCTGGTCGACCTTCGAGTATTCACCCTCTAATGTCTGGTAATTTGCTGGACCGAAAAGACTGGGACCAAAACCTGCGTTTGTTCTAGCCTTACCTTCAGAGTTAACAGGCACATTGATGTTGATCACCATATAGTGTGCGCTCTCTTCAGCACCAAGGTTGTCTGGAAATACTCTGTAATTGTAGTCGTACTTATTATCAAAGCCAAGATACTTATTAAATCTATCGACAGCCTGTGAATTTGAATTGGGGTTGAGATAACCAGAACGAGCAGAATTACTCATTCTTCTCTGTAGTACGGACGCAGGTGAGTCTGATAATTCAAATTCTGGTGTTACGCGGTCGCGAACCACACCTGGTGTTGATCTTGTCTGATTGGCAAATAATTCGACTGTTTCTGTGCCAGCTGACGTAGATTCATTTATTGGCATTTATTTTATCCTGGTTGGTTGCATACATATTTATATGGCATACAAAGGACGATTTTCTCCAAAGAACCCAAAGAAATATGATGGTGATCCCACTGGTATCATCTATCGCTCTCTGTGGGAACTAAGGGTAATGAAATATTTAGATGAAAACGCAAACGTTCTTGAATGGCGCTCGGAAGAGATTGCCATACCATACATCTCACCCGTAGATGGTCGATACCATCGGTATTTCCCAGACTTTATTGTGAAGGTTCGTAGGCCAGATGGTAGCACCAGGACGATGATGCTGGAGGTCAAACCAAAGAACCAGACCAAAGAGCCAGGGAAAAAGAAAAAGATCACCAGAGCCTATATAAACGAAGTCACCACATGGGGTGTCAATCAGGCTAAGTGGGCAGCAGCCCAAGACTATTGTGAAGATCGTGGTTGGGAGTTCAGGCTTATCACCGAAGATCATTTAGGAATCAAATAAATACTGGAATGGCAGACAAACAACAAGAAGCAACAGACTGGTTCATAGGTAAGGCTCGCTCTGCGGCTGGTTACCGAAAGAACATCATACGAAACGACCAGCGTGGTAGAGATGCTACGGTCATAGGTCGTATGTATTTCTTTGTATATGATCCAAAGTATAAAGACACTCTGCCCATGTATGATAGATTTCCTCTGGTCTTTCCTATAGAACCATATGGTAATGGTTTTCTTGGTCTGAACCTGCACTATCTAAGCCCAGGTGAGAGGGCTGCACTGCTGGGTAAGCTCAAAGAGTTCAGTAGCAGTTCGAAGTTAACACCGACTAGCAGACTCAGACTTTCATATGATCTGCTTCAGGGTACAAAGAAATTGGCCTCTCTGTCAAGACCGTGTATAAAGAGATATCTGTTCTCACATGTTCGTAGCAAGTTTATTGAGATGACACCAGACGAATGGGAAAAGGCCATTAATCTACCTGTCGCTCAATTTGAAGTAAACCCATAAAGGCAAATAAATGGCATTACCAACAGGGCAAAACGCACCTCGCGCATTAGACTTAGAAACCTTCAAGGCGGTATCAGATGACTTTGGTTCTCTAGCCAAATCTTGTCGTTATGTGGTCAGAATATTACCGACTGGTCAGAACAACCCTCTGACAAGTTACTATGGTCTATTTCAAGACCTCATATATCTTTGTGAAGTTGCAGAGTTCCCTGGCAGAGGTTTCGAGAGTATCGACCTCCGCTACTATGGTCCAAACTTCAAGATGCCTTTCAAAACAACCTATGAAGATATCACTCTTACCTTTCTTTGTAGATCGGCCAGTCTTGAACGTCAGTTGTTCGATGACTGGATGGACGTGATTAACCCTGTCAATAATTTTGATTTTAATTATCGCGACGATTATGCCTGTGATATTGAGATATTTCAATATAGCGAATACGATAGCTTTGGATACGGATCATCTGATCCTGTCTATAGCTTCACACTAAAAGACGCATGGCCTGTTCTGGTCAACCCACAGCCTGTGACATGGGCTGATGACCAGTTTCTACGCCTCGGCGTAACCTTCACTTATACAAAATGGTTGAGACCTGGTCTTGACCCAACACCTTCAATGGATGCAAACGGTTCTTATACATTTATCAGCACAGATATTTTCTAATATTATGAGAGGTTATTATGGCTTTACCGAAGATAGACTTACCTATCTATGACTTGAAAATTCCTTCTACTGGGCAAGAGATCAAAGTTCGCCCGTTCAAGGTCAAAGAAGAGAAGATGCTGCTCATTGCGGCCGAATCAAACGATGTAAACGAAATAGTCAACACGACCAAACAGGTCATCAATAATTGTATATTGACTGAAGGTGTTGATGTAGAGAAGTTGCCATTCTTTGATGTTGATTTTCTTTTCATCGCACTCAGAGCGAAGTCTGTGGGTGAATCAATAGCATTAGAGTTTACTTGCAATGCTGTTATTGATGACAAGAAATGTGGTCATGTCTATGATGGTGAGCTAGACCTCACTAATTGTAGAGTGGTCAAACAAGAAGGCATAGAATCGAACATAAACCTTGGTGGTGGTATGTTTGTGAAGATGAAGTATCCAAACTATTCTATCATGAAGATCATTGAAGTTGGTGAAGATGTTTTTGATAGAAAGATTAAGATCATCGCATCTTGTATTGAGATGATACAGAAGGGTGATGATATCTATACCCTTAAAGATGTGACAAAGAAAGAGATAATAGAGTTCATTGAAAATTTGTCAGAAAATCAGTATTCAAAACTTGAGATGTTTATAGATAACTTTCCTTAT